ACAACAAGTTAACCTACAGCTTTGTAAAAAAGATTTCGTATCTGATTGGGAAGCTCTATCAATGGGCTTTTCTGCACACAGCAATATGCCTTCTCAATTCTCTGACTTCTTAATTGCACACGTTGCAGCTAAAGTTGCACAAAGAACTGAGCAGTCTATTTGGGCAGGTTCAACTGCAACAAGCGGACAGTTTGATGGATTATCTACACTATTAGGTGCTGATGCTGACCTACCAACTGCTAACGAAATTGCAGGTACTACAGTAACTGCTTCTAACGTAATCACAGAATTAGGTAAAATTGTAGATGCTATTCCTTCTACACTTTATGGTTCAGAAGATTTACACATCTATGTTTCTCAAAACATTGCAAGAGCATACGTGAGAGCATTAGGAGGATTCCAAAGTACTACACTACAAAATGTAGCTGCTGACGAAAACGTAGGTATCGCAGGAATCGGTGCTAACGGATACGGTGGAAACGGAACAATGTGGTATCAAAATGGTGGACTATCTTTTGATGGTGTAAAACTATTTGTAGCTAACGGTCTTGCTGATAACGATGCAATCGCAGCAGAGAAATCTAACTTATTCTTTGGTACAGGTCTATTAGCTGACCACAACGAAGTGAAAGTATTAGATATGAGCGACCTTGATGGTTCTGACAACGTAAGAGTAGTAATGAGATTTACTGCAGGTGTACAATACGGAATCGTTGATGACATCGTAACTTACGGAATTGCTAACACAGCAAACGACTAATAAACAGATTAACTAACTAAAGAGGGTGGGTAAGCCGAGTATGTGCCTACCTACCCTTTTTTAATTTATAAACTATGGCTTGTGATTTAACACTTGGTAGAAAAGAACCCTGCAAAGATGTAGTTGGTGGTCTGAAAGCTGTTTACTTTACTGATTTTGGAGACTACGGTACAGTAACGCAAACAGATGACGAAATTACTGATATGGATGGTACTTTTACTGCCTTTAAATATGAACTAAAAGGGAATAGTAGCTTTGAACAAGCTATTACTTCAAGCCGTGAAAACGGAACGACTTTCTTTGAGCAAACTTTAAACCTTACGCTTAAAAAGCTGTCTAAAGAAGATAACAAAGAATTAAAGCTATTAGCATTTGGTAGACCCCACGTAGCTGTTGAAGATTACAACGGAAACGTATTTGTAATGGGTCTTGAACACGGTGCTGAAGTAACAGGAGGCACGATTTCTACAGGAGCAGCTATGGGAGACCTTTCAGGATATACCCTAACATTAGCAGCGCAGGAATTAAAACCTGCAAACTTTGTAGATAGTCCAACTGCAGCAGACCCATTTGACGCTATGACAAGTGCGACTGTAACAGTAACAGAAGGAACAAACTCTTAAACCGAGTTTCATTTGATTGATAAGAGGGTAGCTTAACGGTTACCCTTTTTTTGTTATAACAAAATCAAAGTTTTTTTATTGTATAAATATGATTGTATTAGAAGAAAGTGCAAGTGCGCAAACTATTAATTTAATACCACGAAAGTTTACAAGTGGTGATAGTTATAACGTAACAATAGTAAATGAAACAACTAATGCAGAAGTATATAACGTAGATACAACTTCAATAGCTGAACTACTTTATCACAATACTTATACTGCGGTGTTTCCTGTAAAGCAGGATATAACATATACACTTACTATTAAAGATGGTTCTGAAGTTATATACAAAGACAAAATCTTTTGTACTAATCAAGCAGACCTTACAGACTACACTATTAATAGTGGTGCTTATATTTCTAATGATACAGATAACGAATTTATTACATTCTAATGGATAATTTACACATAGTTAATTTAGCTTCCTACAATAGACCTAAAATATCTGAAGATAAAAACAGAGATTGGGTTGAATATGGAGAAGATAACGACTATTATTCTTACCTGATAGAACTTTACACCGAGTCCACAACTAATAATGCCATTATAAACGGTATTACAAATATGATATACGGAAAAGGTCTTGATGCTTTAGATAATAGTTCTAAACCTGATGAGTACGCTGCTATGCGTTCTATCTTTCACGATAGTTGTTTGCGTAAAGTAGCTTTAGACCTTAAATTATTAGGTGAGGGTTCTTTCCAAGTACTTTATAAAAAAGGTCAAGTAGTAAGAGCAGAACACTTTCCAAGACAAACACTACGAGCAGAAAAGTGTAACGAAGATGGAGAAATAGAAGCATACTATTATCATCCTAATTGGAAAGATGTAAAGCGTGGTGATAAACCTCAACGTATTGCTGCTTTTGGTTTTGGTAACGGTAACGAACCTGAAATAAAAATAGTAAAAAAATATGTATCAGGATATGACTACTATTGTCCTGTAGATTATCAAGGTGGATTAGCTTATGCTGAATTAGAATCAGAGATAGCAGACTACTTAATTAACGATGTACAAAACGGATTTAGTGGAACTAAAGTAGTTAACTTTAACAACGGTGTTCCTGATAGAGAAAAGCAAATGCAGATTAAGTCTGACGTTATGCGTAAACTTACAGGAGCAAGAGGCGAGAAAGTAGTAATTGCTTTTAACAACAATGCTGAATCTAAAACAACAGTAGACGATATACCATTAAATGATGCACCTCAACACTACGAGTATCTTTCTAATGAGTGTTCAAGTAAACTAATAGTAGCACATAGGGTAACAAGTCCATTACTTTTAGGTATTCGTACAGAAAACAATGGTTTAGGGTCTAATGCAGATGAAATAAAGACTGCTGCTTTACTTTTTGACAATATTACTATAAAACCATACCAAGACCTATTAACGGACTGTATGGATGATATATTAGCGGTTAATGGAATATCTCTTAAACTTTATTTTAAAACACTTCAGCCTCTTGCTTTTATCGACACCAACAACGCTATTACTGATGAAGCACGTGAAGAAGAAACAGGAGTTAAATTATCTGCACAGTTTGATGATGACAAAATGTTTGACTTACTTGATGAGTTTGGTGAGGAAGAAGATTTAGAAAATTGGGTATTAGTAGACGAAAGAGAAGTTGACTACGACCAAGAAGAAGCATTAGATAAAATGATTGGTTTAGCTTCAACAGGAACTGCAAGACCAAACGCTACGAGTGAGCAAGATGGTGAAGTAGAAGATATGAAGTTTAAAGTACGTTATCAATATGCACCATTAGCTACACAATCTAACTCAAGAGAGTTTTGTAAAAAAATGGTAGCTGCTAAAAAAATCTATCGTAAAGAAGATATAATGCAGATGAGTACAAGAGCAGTAAACGCAGGATGGGGATTAAACGGTGCTGATACTTACGATATATGGCTATATAAAGGTGGAGGTGCTTGTCATCATTTTTGGATGCGTAAGACGTATATGGCTGTAGATGTTAAACCTGATGCTACTAACCCTAATGCAGAGATAAGTGTAAACAAGGCAAAGAAAGAAGGTTTTAAACCTGAAACTAATGACCCTAAAGTTGCAAAGCGACCAAAGGATATGCCTAATCAAGGATTTGTAAATAAGTAAGAAATGGCAGACGCACTATTCATAACAAGAAAGGATTTAGTAAAGTTTAGTTCTTTAAACGGAAACGTAGATACTGACAAGTTCTTACAATATATTAAAATAGCACAAGATATACATATCCAAAACTATTTAGGAACTGACCTATATAACAAGATTCAAGCTGATATAGAAGGTAGCACTTTAACAGGAGACTATTTAGCACTTGTAAACGACCATATAAAGCCTATGCTGATACATTGGGCATTAGTTGAGTACTTACCCTTTGCAGCTTATACAATAGCTAATAAGGGCGTATTTAAGCACAGTTCTGAAAATGCTACAAACGTAGAAAAGAACGAAATAGATTTCTTAATAGAAAAAGAAAGAAACGTAGCACAGTATTATACTGATAGATTCATTAACTATATGAGTTTTGAGGCAAGTTCAAAGTTTCCTGAATACTACACAAATAGTAATGATGATGTTTACCCTGATAAAGATGCAAGTTTTGAAGGATGGGTACTGTAAGATATAAACCAAAACAAGAAAACGTAAATAAGTTAAAACAGTATTTAGCTTATATAACAAAAACAAAAAAAAGTAATTGTATTAAATATGGCAGGTAGACCTATTACAGATTGGTACGGAAGAAACGATATTAGTTGGGGTAAGACCTATGAAGTTAGCCACGCAGGTAATGTAAACGAGGCTAATTATTGGGGTTATATATATCCTTTTAACTATGATGGAAGTAGTTTTGATGTTTCAAGTTCAGCAGTAAGTGCAGACAATTCAGTATATACGGCAGACCAAACACAATTTTAAAATAATATAAAATGGCAAAACAAGTAATCAATATTGGCACGACTGCAAATGATGGAACAGGAGACCCATTAAGGACTGCCTTTGATAAAGTAAATGACAATTTTACAGAACTATATTCAGACGATGCAGCAGATGTAAATTCAGTAAATGGAGCAACAGGAGTAGTAGTATTAGATTCAGATGATATTGCAGAAGGTTCTACTAACCTTTATAATGCTACTCACACAGGAGACGTAACAGGTTCAACTGCTTTAACAATAGCTGCAGACGCAGTAGATGGGACTAAAATCGCTGATGATGCAATAGATAGCGAACATTATACAGATGGAAGTATTGATACTGCCCATATAGCAGATAATCAAATAACCCACGATAAACTAGAAAATAGATATACTGCAAAAGGAAGCATTACTACTTATGCTGGTGCGGTTTCCGTAGATTGGTCAAGTGCTACTAATTATGTTATGGGTTCTAGTATAACTGGTAATATAGAATTTGACTTTACTAATTTTAAGACTGGTCAAGTTTTAACTATTCATAACCTAACAGGTTCTTATACTATTACTTTAGATTCAGACGCAGCGACAAGCGAAACTTTTAATAGAATAGGAAGTAGTGAATACGACGGTGCATCTAATAACGTACTTATAGTAGAATGTATAGACGACGATGC